TAACCAGCAACATCTACTGATGCAATTACATTTTTAGATACTCTTTCTAATTCATTTAATACTTGAGAATCTAAATCAGTAGTACCAGTTTTTGCAATAAATTGTTTGGTCATACTATCAAGTTTACCATTTATTCTATCTGCAAGAACTGTTTTTGCGTTCATAGTTGCAATATCAACAGATAATTGTAAGTCTGGTGCGATTGCAGTTCCAGATGAGTAAATCATTTTTTCATCTTCTGGAAGTTCTTTGAACCAATCTGGTATTGCACTAGATGTACTTTCAACTTTTTCTATTTGTTGTTGAATCTCTGGTGTTTCAACCAAAGGGTCAACATCTATTTGAGTTGCACAAGAACCTAGTGCGATGAGAGGTAAGATACTAAATAGTTTCTTCTTCATAACTAATCACCTCCTCTTCATCAGAATTTTGTAGTTTATCTTTTGACCAATCAGATACATCTTTTATATCTTGACCGAATCCAGAAACAGTACCACAAGACTGTGTAAATATAAGTAGAGCAGCAACTCCACATAAAATTAAAACATTAGTTATAATGCCTTTAGTTTTATTCATATATCACCTATTACATTGTTTAAGTTTAACTTCTTGCAATCCCAAACCTGGCATTACAACATTAAGTGTCTCTATTCTACACTCAATTCTTTGTTTTGTCAAGTCCCTAACTTGACAATTTAAATTTTTAGTTGATTCTAATGTTTCTGGAACAAATTCTTGTAATAATCTTTCTTTTGCACGATTAACTGCATTTTGACAAGCCTCATTTTCTGACATATCTGGAGTAAATATATAATCTTGTGAAGTCATATACCACTTACCTAATATTTTTGCTTTGATTAATACTTTACATTTCTTTGTTTCTCTAAAATATTCTGTTACTGTTTTATCTTTTACGATTACTGAATCTACTGTACCTTGCATAGTAGATGTGGTTTGATTATCATATTCACAAGGATTTGTTGCGAAAACAAATGATGGTAGTAAACACAATATACTAATCTTTTTAATCATAAAATCCTTCTAGTGTTGATTTAGTTTCTACTGATTCTATTCTTGCACTCGCAATATTAAAATATTCTTCCTCTTTTTCTATACCTACAAAATCAAAGTTTTCTTCTTTTGCAGCCATACCAGTTGAACCACTACCCATAAATGGGTCTAATACTGTACCACCTTTTGGTGTAATCAATCTACATAAGTATTTCATTAACTTGATAGGTTTTACTGTTGGGTGTACATTTTTACTTGGTGCTTTTTCACTACCAAATTTACCAGATGCAGAGTTTACATCATCTTCATACCATACATTATTTGATGTTCCACCACCACCTTTTTTATTTTTAATTGGAAAATTATTTAATCCTTGATTTCTTTCTGCCTTTGATGTTTTTGCACAATAGAAATATCGTGATGCATCTCCACTATCCTCATATTCTATTGTATATTGTAAAGATTTCATTCCAGAATTATTATTTGTCCAAACTTTATCATCTTTTCTAGGTTGTCGGTTTACTGTTTTTCTTTTTACATTTTCTGTTTGACCAAAACTTAATTTATCTATACCCATATTTTCTTTAGATTGACGGCCTTGGTCACGAAAATCTGGATTAGTATCTGGATATTTTGCTTTACCCTTTGTACCAGTTTTTGGGAATATGTCTTTCACAACATCACTACCATCGTGAATTACATTTGCTGGAAATCTACCATCTTTAGTTCTCTCTTTTATTTCCTCTGGTGTGATTTTTCTTATTTTAAATGTGTCAGAATCTTGATAACCTTTTCCACCACCACCAGTTTTATGCCACCCACTTCTGTCATTTTCATCTGCATATTCAACTCTACATTCATCTATATTGATACCACCAGTTCTATGTTTTAACACATTATCTACAACAGATTTTTCTGATAAAGGTTTTCTTGCAAGAACTAAAGGTTCGTGTGCTGGTTTAAGTGCAGTACCCCAACCTTCCCATTCAGTTGTTCCTACTGTTACATCTTCATCTACCTCTTGACCAAATGCACCAGCACCTATCGCTGTTCTTTGTTCTGATTGTTTTATACCCTTATTAGAGTGTGTCTTCTTTTCTCCAGTTTTAATTCTTTCATTACCTAGTTTCTTATCTAATGCTTTACCAACATTCATACTCTTTGGAAATCCAGAACCATATAACCACATTACTTGGTCACGAATCTCAAAACCAGCATCTTCTATTGCAACTGCCATTCTATGATATGTTCTACTTCCAGAAAATGCAAGTAGATGTCCACCAGGCTTCAATACTTTAAAACATAGTTCCCAAGTTTCTTTTTGAAATGCAATACCAGTAGAATCCCAACTTCTTCCCATAAAACCTAATTCATAGGGTGGGTCTGTAACGATAGAATCAACGAAGACCTCATCTTCTATCATCATCTTTAGAACATTTAAACAATCGTAGTTATGTAATCTTATCATAATAATTTACTAAAGTTTCTTTGTTTTTCAAACTTTATCACACTTCTAAACTTATCAAACATTGTATCTCCCTTATGACTTATGACAAATACATTTTGGTCAGCAAAAGTGTGCAATATTTTTAAGAAATCATCAGTACCAGTAGTATCTAAACTACTATCAAAGATTTCATCTAGTATTAGTAAATTAGTGTTGGTTGAGTTTTTCATCTTTGCAACAGCTCTCCAAGTAAAGAGAAGTGCAAGGTCAATCCTCATTTTTTCACCTTCACTAAAAGACGAATAACTAAACTCATCTCTGTGTCTGGACTTAATAGTTTCATTAAAATTATTGTCCAGTGTAAAGTTAACATAAAAATCCATACTTGTCAAGTACCCATTGATTAATTTATTCATAATCGGTAAATACTTGTTGATTATCTTTGTTTTGATACCAGTGTCCATTAATAGATTTCTTGCAACATCTACATAAAATTTATCTTCTCTTAACTTAGTAATCTGTTCTTCTTGTAGTTTACATCTTTCTGATAGTCTTGCAAGTTTAACTTTATCCTCTTCAGATACCTCACCTTTTTTCATAGCTTGTATCTGTATATTTGTTTGTCTAATTAATCTTTCCATATGTGTTATAGAAGTACATATCTTTGCAACCTCAACTTCTTTTTCTCTAATTTGTTTTGATAACATCTCTATACCTTTAAGAAGTTGTTCTTTATCATCTAGTTCTATTTTAAGTTTGTCTATACCATTATTAAGTTCTTGTATTCTTTTTGACTTCTCTTCTATCTTTTGATTCTTCAATTCTAGTTCTATATCTTGAGTACAAACTGGACAAGTTTCATTATTCTCAAAAAAGTCTTTTTGTCTTTTATTCTCATCTATTCTATTAGATAATTTAGCTTCCATTTTATGATATTCACGAATATTACTTTTAACACTTTCTTTTTGTGATACCTCTGGTTGTAAATTTTTTATTTCTACATTTATTTTTTCTGCTTTCTCTTGTTCTGATAACACAACTCTTTCACTATCAAATACTAAATGTTCCTTTTCTTCTATTATTCGTTCTTTGTTTTTTCTTATGTCTTCAATATATTTGTTTTGTAAATCTATCTTTTCTTTTGATAGTCTGAATTCATATTCTATTGATTTTAATTCTTCAGAAACTTCTTTTACTTTATGTTTCAATAAAAAGTTCATCAAAGAAAATATCTTAATATCTAATATATCTTCTACTACTTCTCTTCTATCTTTACTTCTTAATTGCATAAAAGGAATAAATGTTGAAGAGCCTAGTATTACGACTTGAGTAAATGAACGATAATTTAATTTAAGGATTTGTTGTTCTAATATCTTTTGAGTATCTAATGCATTTGCATCTTGATTCATCATACGACCATTACAATATATTTCAAATATATTTGGTTTCATACCACGAATAATTTTAAAATTATTTTTCTGTATTACAAATTCTATCTCAACAATAGTTCCCCCTAAGTTAATAGAGTTAACAAGTTGTGATTTACTTATAGTTCTAAATGGTTTATTGAACAATACAAAACATAGTGCATCAAGAACTGTTGATTTACCAGAACCATTTTCTCCGACTATGAGTGTTGTAGGACTTCTATCTAGTTGAACTTCTAAGAAATAATTACCAGTAGATAGAAAATTCTTCCATCTAACTTTCTTGAATATTATCAATCTTTATTTCACTTTCCGTTTCAATAACAACTCTTGCACCACAAGGTAGAATTGGTTTATCATTACCACCATAATACATTTTAGAAGGCCCTAGTATTTCTACACTGTGACAGTATGTATTTTTCTTACCTTCTTTGATTGTAATAACTGGTTCGTTAGTTCCGTGTTTTTTATTTGCACGAATCTTATGTTGATTTACATGAATATATTTTTTAGTCATATATGTAATCCATTGCAATTATTATTCTATCTTCTTCTTCTAAAACTTCTTTAGGTAAATCTGGAGCTCTGTGTGGAATACTCGCATCAAAAACTACAAGTGAATTTTGCACACCCTCTTTCATATCTCCAATACCTATATAAGTTCCATACTTTGGATATTTATTCTGTGCATAGTATATAATACTTAAATCTGGACTACCATTAAAATCTGGTTTCTGATGTGTGTGATACATATTAATCGTTTCTTTAGATTGTTTCATACCCCAACACATTGTAAAAGCACCAAATCCTATCTTGTTTAAGATAAACATATCATATATTGATTTGAAAAAATTATCCCAATGTTTATGTATTTTAACATATTTTCTGTGTATGTCAACCTTTGTTTGATATAAAGGTTTAATTTTATTTGGAGTAGGGTGATGTTTTAACTCATACTGTATGTCTTTTACTATAAGTAATCTATCTTCCTCTGATAAAATGTCATTTTTTGTTATTATCATTCATCGTCTTTACAAATGCCCATAATCAAACCTAAAAACATTTTACCTGGCGGTGCAATGATTCTAATACCAGAGTTAGGAGGCATTACTATAAAACTTCCCTCTTTGAGTGGTAATTTAAATATACCTTTTTCACCAGTTTGTATATCTAAATCAATACAGTCTGGTGTACAACAAGGTACATATAACATTCTATAATGTGATGGAACATCTGTTGCTTTATTGAAATCAGCTTGAACTACATAATATTTACCAAATCCAATATCTTCTAATAGTTTCATTAGTTTGTCAAATAGTGGTTGCATCCAATCGTGTTCAGTTACATCTGCAAACCTTATATCTTCTGTAAAAACATCTTTTGCAACATCAAGGAAATTCTCGTGAAAGGATAACGCTTGACTATGCAAAAGAGTTTTATCATTCTTATTACGATTTTCACCTATCCAAATAGAACCCTCTGGATGTATATCTTTTATTTCACTAAATTTTATCAATTATTTTTTTACCAATACCTTTGGATTAAAAATATTTAGATTCTTACCATCTTCTGCATATTTTTTTCTTTCTTCAGATGGTAAAGGTATTAAACCTTTAGATATTAAATATCCACTATCACCTATTGCTTTAACAGATGTAAATTCTTTCACATATTCTTTAATGCCTGGAATTACAGCTGCGTGTGCATTTTTAACATAAAACCACAATGACCTAGAAATAGGATATGTACCATTACTAATTAATTGAAACTCTGGACTAACACCATTCATCGTTGCTGCTTTTACAGCATCTCTGTTTTGGTCTAAAAACGAATAACCGAATACACCCAATGCATCTGGATTTGTTTTTAATTTTTCTATAATTAAATTATCGTTTTCACCAGCTTCAACATATACACCATCTTCTCTTATACTTCTACATTGTGATTTGTATAGTTTTTTATTTTTTTCTTTAAGTTTTTTTCTCTCTGGAAAAGTTTTACAACCTTTTTCAATACCAAGTTCGTTAAGTGCATCTCTAGTACCAGATGTTGGTGGTGGGCCGTAAACAACAATAGGTAAGTCTGGATATGTTGGATTTATCTCATTCCATTTTTTATATGGATTAGGTTTGACAGTTTTACCAGTTACATCTGCTGGTACATCTTTTGCAAGTGCAAGATATAAATCTCTTAATGTCAAATTAAATTCAGCACCATCTTTTGAGTTTGCAATCGCAATACCATCAAATCCTACTTTAATTTCAGTAAAATCTTTAACACCATTTTTATGACAAAGTTTTACCTCTTTAGATTTAATTCTTCTTGATGCATTTGTTATGTCTGGGTGTTGTGTGCCTAGTCCAGAACAAAATAATTTTAATCCACCACCAGAACCAGTTGACTCAACTACTGGAGTTTTAAATCCACTAATTTTACCGAATCGTTCTGCAACAACCGTTGCAAATGGATAGACAGTAGAACTACCTACTATTTTAATTTGGTCTCTTGCAAACAAATTTGTTGCAAAAAATAATGTTAATACAAAAATTAAGTTTCTCATTTTTCTCTCCTATATTTCCATATTACTAGCCTCAACATACAATCCTTTTAACATTGTCTTGAGTCTATTTTTATCTAAGTTATTCACATCTAATTCATCAACATATGAATCTAATAAAGTAACTGTGTCTTGTGCATTTTCAATTATTTCATTTTTCACATTCTCTGCTTTCAAATCAGAAAAGTCTTCTATAATTTTAACATCGTGTGCTTTAGACTCTGTTAAAACTTTGTCTACAAACTTGTCAAACATATATAAGTCTTTTTTATTAACAACTATTAGTTTGACATATTTGTCTTTTAAATCTTTTATCTGATTGAAATTGTAGTCTTGACCATTAGAATCATCATAATAAACTTTTTTGAATATTGTATGTGGATTGATTATTCTTTCTAATTCTCTTGTTTCTGTATCAAATATATGAAAACCTTTTGGACATTTATCATCATTCCAATATATTTGATAAGGTGTTCCTAAATAAAATATATGTCCGTCATCTGACTTTTTGTGAAAGTGTCCAGACATTACCATATCAAATCTATTAAACTCTGATTTGTCCATACCAGTTTCACTTGGAAAACCGTGATGCATTTCAAACCCTTTTATTTCAAGGTGGCCCATTGCAACTGTAGCCTTTGTCTTTTGCATCTTCTCAAGTGTACTGTTGTAATTTGTTGAATTTATCCAAGGTAGAAAAAATATAGGTATATCAAACTCAACAGTTTCTGCTTCTCTATATATCTTTATGTTCTCATAACGACTACCAATCAACTCATCAAGTGAATTTACTTCATTAGTGTTCTTAAAGTATGTATCGTGATTACCCACTATCATATGCACATTTATGTCATTTGTCACAAAAGTTTCACAAAACTGTTCTCTGAAGTCTTTTGCAGTTTTATATGACACAAACTTTCTTCTATCCATTACATCACCTAAATGAATACAAGTGTTTATATTATGTTCTTTGAGATAAGGAAAGAATATATCCTCATAGAATTTATAAAAATATGTGTTGAAGTGGTCGTGGTCATTTCTTGCACCGAAATGAGTGTCCGTAACTAAAGCTATCTTCATTATTTAACTAATTACACCTTGTGCTTTTAAATATGATATGTTCTTTAATTGTTGTTCTTTTATGAGTTCTTTTGATTGTCCCTCATATGCAACACCTACATTATGTTTTATCATATATTCAACTATACCCATTGTTCTATCTTCTTGACCATCATATATATCAAAGTCTCCAAGTGTTCTTCCAAACTTACCAGTTTTGTCTTTGGTTGTTTTGAGAACTTGTGTAGAACCAACTGGTAAAAAACCCTCAACGACACCTTTTGCATATAGTCCAGCTTTCTTTTCTTCTGGGTCTCTTGTTCTAGATTCTGGTGTATCAATACCTTTGAGTCTTATTCTTTCCTTATGAATCCAAGTATCAAAACCTAAATCTATATTAACATCAACAGTATCACCATCAACGACTCTTACTATTTCACATCTATACTCGTACATTATTATTTCTTCTTTAAGTGTTCATAAAGTTCTTCAACAAGGTCACTTTTCGTAAACCTTCTATCTAACTCAATACCATATTTACGACCTAGTTTTTCTAGTTCTTTTTTAGTCATCATGGTTAAACCAGCTTTACTTGGTTTTTTAGGTTTTGGTTTAAATAAATTTGTTATAAAACTAAACATTTTATCTCCTTTAACTTCTTATTTATTTAAGAATCTTACTAAATCATCATATCCACCTATCCATTTGTCATCTAACCAAATCTGTGGAACTGTTTTAAATCCTTGTTCTACTATATAACTTTTTGCATCATCATCTTCATCAATATAAATTTTTTCAAAAGGTAAATCTTTTGTTTTCAATAAGTTTTCTGCTTTATCACAATATAAACATATTCTTGTACCATAAACTTTATACATTATTTTTCCTCATAAAAGTTTTCCAAACTCTTCTTAGTTTCTTTTTTCTTAGAACTGTTTGCTTTGTAAACTTCTTGACCGTCTTGTGGTAACATATTCTTTTGTAAATAATCCATATATTGATTACCGTAATTTGTATCGTCTAAAGGGTTTTGGTCAAAAGTAGCCATCATACTTTTTTCTATTATTTTATGTTTAGTGTGTGTTTGTTTTTTTTCTTTTTGTATTCTACGAATAAATGCATAATATATTATTTGTGTAAAATATGAAAATGGATTCTTTGATTTTTCTGGGTCAAAATTATTTACATATTGTAGACAGTTTTCTATACCATCACCTATCATTTCTTCTTTATATGAATAATTGATAAAGTTAGGTCTAAATGATAAATGTTGTGCAATCTTTAAGAAACACTCACCAATATAATCTGTTACTGGTGGTCTATCTTCCCCTAAAGACTCTGCATCTTTTACCTTTTCTTTCCACTCTGTAATTGCTTCTAAAAATTGTTTATTATTAACATAATGTTGTTTCTTTGCAGCCAATATTATTTCCTTGTATTCATTACTTTACCATATTTTATTTTATTGTCAACCACATAAAAAAATAAATTAGCTATTGACAAAATATTTTTGGGTGTTATACTTGTTCTTGTATTGATTGAAATTAATGTTTTGTATCATCATAATCATAAGGTACATTTTGATATTCATCAATTAATTCTTCCATATCTGATTCTTCTAGTGTAGTTTTTTGTTCTTTAACTTCAATACTGTCATCACTTACCTTTAATTCATCACCATCTTTATTTTTATATCGTTCAGCATCATTATATCTTTTTAATATATATTCGTAATATTTACATAGTCCAATATTCACTTCATAGTGTAGAACGACTTGATTCTTCTCTATTGCAAATACTTTATCTGTGGTAAATGTGGCCCACTTACGAAGTGCAAGGTTTTCTTCATATTTACCATCTTTTCCCATAGTATTTACCGTACACATCTTCATAGGATATCCTACTTTAAAATATCCATTTTCAGTATTGTGTAACTTACAAATGATTTCATCACCATTTGATAGTTTCATTATTCGGTAACTACTCATTCCACAACCTTAACTTTTTATCCTTTGGTTTCCACTCAACTGGGGGGTCATCTAAGTTAGTTCTATTCAAATTTACATTTGACCAGAAGTGTTCAAAAACTTCTTCTTTTGTTTCTATAATGTTAAATTCAAATTCTTCATACATCTTATCTATTCTTTTTTTTATCTTTTCTTTATTATACTCAATCTTTCTTTTATAGTCATACATTTCTTTTAAATTTAAATAATCCTTTTCGTCTATCATAATTTTATCCTATGTATTGTATAATCAAATTGTTCTTCGTTGTATATATTTATTCGTTCCATAAAATGACGAAGTGTAAAATTCTGTCTGTTTTTATATGAAAAGTCATCTGCAATGTCAAATAATTTGCACTCTGTTTTATTATCACCCAATCTCAAACCTCTACCAATAGATTGTAAAACTCTAATCTTACTTTTAGATGGTGATGAGAAAATTATATTATGTAAGTTTTTAATATTAATACCAGTAGAGAAAGTACCATACGATGCAACAATGATTGCATCTTTAGATTTTTCAGTTAGAGCTCTAATCTCTTCTCTAGTCAATGCATCAACACCACCACTTACAAAAAAAACTTTTCTGTCTTTATAAGTGTTTGTCATTAAATCATATAATGGTTTTCCGTGTTTCTCTACAAACTGATATAACACTAATGTATTACCTTTAAGTGGACTAACTAATTTATTTACAAAATTTAATCTTCTTTTATCATTGACAATATAATCTATCTCATCTGCATATTTTAAATCTTTCACAATCTTACAATCATTTTCACTATATCCTAAAATTAGACTATCTATTTTAAGATTAGATAATGTTTTCTTTTCTATCAATTCTTTTGTAGATATAACTTTATTTGTAGTACCAAATAATCCTTCTAAAACTAATTTATGAGTTTGTAAATCATCTAATGTACCAGTAAGTCCAAAACGATACTTACATAAATGTAATTTTGTCATTATAGATGTAAGTGATTTTGCTTTAAATAGATGAGCCTCATCACCTATGACACAACCAAACTGTTCAAAATATTTTTTAGGAAACTTATGTAAAGATTGCCAAGTAGATATCACAACATCTTTTTCTATCTTTTTACTATGACCAGAATATACTTTTTGAATATATGATTCTAACCAACCATAATCTATAAAATCACTAGACATCTGTTCTACTAAACTTGTTGTGGGTACGAGTATCAATGTTTTAAGATTTTTTAAATGACACCATCTAGTTAGACCATAAATGATTAACGATTTACCAGATGCAGTAGGACAAACGAAAAGACCACGACATTTTCTAACACCATAAAGAATACTAGAAATCTGATAATCACGAGCTTTGTATGGAACTTTAAGGTGTTTAATAAATGACTTAATAGTTGATTCATCAATGTCCTCTGGTCTTGTATTAAAATCTAATTCGTATCTAATGTCATTTCGTTTACAGAACTCTCTGATGTATGGTAATAATCCCAGATAGATTTGTCCAGTAGCAACTGAGAATAGTCGTATTTTTCCATCCCATACTTTGTTTCTATAACTGGGCATAAATCTTGCACCAGGCACTTCAAAGGTAAAATATTCTGAGAGTTCTCTTGCGATATGTGGTTCTGTTTCAATTCGTATGTATACTTCATTTTTCTTCTCTATTTTCATAAGGTACTTCTTCTTTGTTCAATTTTGGAAAAGTATCTCGTTTATTATCTTGTTTTGCATCTGCTTCATTTGCAGCTTTAACCTTTTCCATATCTTTCGTTGTGTGTGGAAGACCAAGTGCTGGTCTAGAATCAAATTTGCAAAAATCACCGTATGGGCCGTTTTTGTCTACATAATGTAAAAATACTTGTGTTTGCCACGCACCCATAGGTGCGTTAAAAGCTTCTCTCCAATGTTCTACTTCACACCCACGATAGATTACTCCATCTCCAGGCTCCATAGGAATCATCTTACCCTTTGTACCTCTTTCACCATCTTCTGGGCCAACAAACATACCCCAGTTATA